CCGCCTCACGGACCTTCGCGCAAATTGTAGCACGTTCTTCCTTTCTAGCCAACTCTACATAATATTGCACTAAATTTCGGACTCGATCCTTAAAAGCCTCTGCTTGTAGCCGTATAGGTTCTGGAGCTTCATCCGATATATATATTATTTTATTTGCCGCCATGTCAGCTATCTGATCATTGGAAAGTCCTCCATTATCAGACGATACAACGTTCACTGATCCTACTGATGCAACATTTACCTCAAACATTATCATGTCTCCCAAAGATAATCGGATTTGACTCAACTGGTTCAGGAGGCTCTATTTCCGATTGTTTTGTTATTAACAACCCTCCATCTTTCACTGTTTGAACAAGAGGATCGTCTAATCTATGATAACCATACAGTTTTTCATTGTCTGGCACATTGGTATCTAACAAGCTAGATTTACTAGCTATTTCTATCTTTATACCTCTTGAAACAGCAATCGCACACCAGAACTCAACGCAGGCCCTGCCTGACTCAGCCATGCTTACGTTTTTGTATGTGTAATCAATTCCGTACAAACATATAGTGCCTGCTTTTGCCCAGATCGCATACGCTACAGCGTATGCAACCGTATTGTTAAAATAACAATAACCTAGTTCTGTAGCCACTTCTTTAAGAGGAAACAGCTCTAGATGCTTTACACGCTTGTCTAATTGACATGTTATTATGGGTTTTTTGTTTGTTTTTAAAAACTCACGAGCAATACCTGTTTGAGATCCAGCATTCTCAGTGTCAAGAAATCTGGACACTGGATCCATCATGAATGTCTTATCAACGTGAATAATACCGCCAATACAATTTATTCCCCAGACTTCATCAAACTCATGTGAAGCAACTCGTGCAGCTATGTAATCGGAATAGCTACCGCCAAGTCCAACAATAGCAATCTTCATGTTCTTGTTCTTCTAACTAATCCCATTCGATACGCATCAGCATTTTCTCTAGCTTCTCCGTAATCCTTCAAGCGTATCAATGATTCATTAAATCTGTCTCCATACATCTTCATAACGTCTGGCTCACCTTTCATAAAGGTGTAAGCCTCAACTAGGCTACCATATAACATAGCGTTCGGAGCATTTTCACTAAGCCAAGTCTCTGTCGTATCTGCGCTTGTGGAAACCACCGTGCCCGTGGCTCCACTCGTGGCACCTGTGACTGTTTCACCTACAGTGAAGTCAGTGCTTGGAATTACAACGGTGAACACAGTAGCAGATGTTATCGCGGATATCGTGGTGCTGGCTCCGCTTGTGCCACCTGTTATGGTTTCTGAGGCTTGAAAGGTGCCACTTACGCTACTGACGGTGAGAACAAACTGACTAGCTGTTAGACTGGTAGGACGGTAATAATAATGCAACTCTGCGGTAAAAGCCGCATTAGGCGTGGGAGCTAGAATAAAGTTGTTTACATCATACAATGCATAGTATTTAGGAACGCCTGTGGTAGCTATCGTTGAATTATATTCTTGTACAAAGTTAACATCTTTTTGAACGATGAACTCTCTTGCTCCAGAGTTTTCTATAGCTAAACTAAACGAAGCTAAATAATCATCAGGAACAGCTAAAAACTCATTGCTGGCGGTTGTTGTTCCGTTAACGTTTTTACGAAAGAAATCAAGATCTACGCTTTTGAAAATGCGTTCTTCTGCGGAGGATATGAAATCAGATAAATGAGACACAAAAGTTGTCTCTTGATTCTCTGTATAATCCTTAATCGCAGTTTTCAATGTTGTGTATGTATAACTCATGGTGTATTTGCCTGACCGCCCATACCGCTATGATTCGTACAGTAGTAGTACAATGTCGGTGCGCCAGAGGCTACTGTTATTTGAGTGTACGCTCCAGAGGAACCAGGTGTTCCGCTTGATGTCACACCAGTCGTGTACTGAGAACCACCACTGTGCGTTCCACCGGAAGTCGTTGAAAATCTTAGAGGATGACCAGAATTGCTACTGTCTGACTGATCAAATCTATATGTACTGCCTTCTGACAAACTAACAGTATCTTGTCTGACCCCGTCAATATAATATTTATTAGAACCAAGATAAGAAGCAACTGTAACAGTGTATGTCGCTGCTATCGAGGATACCGAAGTGCCAGAAGCCGTAACAGTTCCAACAGAGCCTGTGCCAGAAACACCTGTGATGGTTTGCGTTATGGGAGTATGCACATCACCGCCAAAGGTGACTTCCCCTACAGAACCCACGGCTTTAGGAATCAACTCATAAACAAGAGTGTTCAAATTGAAAATAGGAAATACAACAGTCACATCAGTAAGTTCTGACTTATCTGGTCTAGGATCTCGTAGAGCCTGTAAATCCGCAACTACTCTTCTTGGCTCCAATTGAGGATGTTTTTCCTCATACTCATCTTCACCAACGAGTAATCCATTCCATTCTTTTCGCATATTTCGCAGGCGGTATCGGAAACCAGATCGATCTGATATTCCGTATGCATCTTTACCAACTGCGAATCTAGCCATTATACCCTCAGATATTGAATATCAGGCTGAAGTTTCAAAGAAACTCTATCCTCATCCTCATCCGCTGCACGTTGAAACTCTTCTTCATACAACGTTTTTAAAAGCTGTACACGCTCTGGAGCTTTTTTTAGTGCAACGTAATAAGCCATACCAGCCGCCGCACATGGGAGAAACCGAAACGGAAGCTCTGTTGTATTTACCAATGCGTCTGCATCTTCTATACGTCTTACATAGTAATATATAAGTTGATCCGTACTGTTCTCTGGTGTAGGCCACAATGTAATTTCAGGAGTTATCTGTCTATTAAAGAAATACTGAGATGGTCTACCCTCGGTGGTTTTAGCGGGTTGAGACAAGTAATTACTTCTGCTTATCTTGCTCATGGTGAAGTCTGTATTACTTCTTCTGATAACCACTTCCAAAAGATCAACAACATCAGCCCCTAGTGTAACTGTGGCCTGACCAGACGTTAATGTAGTCGTGGCTTGACGAACAGTCCAAAGATTAACCCCTCTGTTCGCCCAGTCAGCAAACATTAAATTCATAGACCGCCTAGCTGTTCTCGCATCGTATCCGGTGCGGACTTCAAGTCCGCACCTTTCATACGCTTCTTCAATGATCTCAGCTACGTCAAGATCGAAATCTCTTGATCCAGAGGTTGCCATCTATTTAGCCTTTACTCTGCCGCCTTTACGCATCATGGCTTTTTTCTTAGCACCAACTACTCCACCTCCGCGAAGTTTTTTCTTTGGAGTTGTCATTCCACCACCACGCATACGTCTCATGGCTTTTTTCTTAGCACCTGGCATCTTCTCTTCTCCTTCTACGGTTTAAGATTAAGTTAAGATAGTCTTCCTTAGTGTAGTTTTTATAATACCCCGTCTTCTCAAGTATCTTACTCGCATCGTCAAGTTCTGACAATCTTTGTATAAAAACCATCGTAAAATCAGTTTGAAAGGATAACAGCCACAAATCTAACTTATTACAAGCAAACCATTCATTCATGGCGACACAAGCAGCCTCCACCTCTTCATATGCCTGACTTGGTTCCTCTTCTACACAAATTATAACAGAGTGTTTTTTACTAAAATTTTTGCACTTTGTGGCTATAGTTTTCCACAAATCATCCTTATCAAGACACTCAACAACTAATAACTTACCATCTTTCAACGCCTTTTTTGCAAAAGGACAAGGAGCATATCCAACACTAGGATCAACAACACTCAGATCATTGTGAACCCACTCCTCTATTTGTTCTCGCATCTTACTTCTTTCTTCTACGAACAGCTTTTACACGCCTTGGCTTGCCTGCGGGTTGTCCCAAACGTTTCTTTTGAGCAACGCGAGAAGACTTCTCTTTTGAGGACATTTCTTTAGTTGTCTTCGGGGTTTTGGATGATACCCGCTTAGACGGGCGACAATAAGGGACACCACGCTTTTCTCCTTTACTACGACCACATTTTTTACCCGTGCGAACGTCTTTCCAATCCTCTTTAAACCATCTTTTAAGAGCCAAACCAGCTTTTGTTTTTCTAACTGCCATCAGGATTGCTCCACTGCGCCTTTAGTTCTTTTTCTTCGCCTCGGCAATACTTTGCCGCAACCTCTCGCTACCGCCGTGCCCTTGATATTTTTGCCGCGAAATTTCCGCTTCGGTTTGGACGGAACGGTCATCATTAGAAGGTCTTACCTTTGCGTTTAGTAGAGCGATTCTTTCTTTTAGTCTTCTTACTTTTTCCTCCAGTTCCATAATTTGCCGCGCCTACCTTTCGACATTTTGCAATGGCACCTGAAGCATATGCGCTTGGAAAAACCTTATATCGAGCTTTGACTTTTCTATAACATGCATCTTTGGGCATTTTAGAACTCCCCTTTGATGGAGGTTTTGAAATTTGTTTTCTCATTGAACTTCGCGAGATTGCCATCGTATGTTCTCCCTGTGAAATCTTCCCACATGGGTCTAATCATCTCATGAAGTTGATCTATTTTTTCATTATTAGCATCAATCTTCACTGCCATGACAGCCACATTTCTATCTACAGCAATAAGCGTTGTTGAAATCCATGTAAGACCAGTTACACATGCACCTATAAAAGCAACAAAGATTGTTCCTGCTACAAAATTAGCACTCAACATTTCCACCTTCTCCTTGCTTGACGCAAACGTGAATTTGGATTCTTTGCCGCTTTTGGAAACTTTTTCATCTGACCAGCAGATCTTGCACAAAATGACTTACGTCTTTTCGCAGCTTTACTGCCCTTTTTAACTTTTCCAGTAACAGCCGTTTTAAGCTTGCTCCCTGGGTTTTCTCGTCTATATCGAGCAACACCAGCTTTAGTCATTCCCGCTCCAGACTTAGTGGAGCGGAAATACTTTTTTGTCTTGGGTGGTTGTTTGTCTCTCTTACGAGTCATAACAGTTACCCAAAGAAGGCAGTTATGGAGTCCACGTTTGTTAACGTGACATGACAGCCATCTTCAAATATCATCCCGTGTTCAGGAATGGTCACTTGAGTATCATCAGATGCTAGAAAGGTCATGCTCAACAATGTAGTTCCAGAGCCTCCACCACTTCTAAAAACAGCAGCAGGAGAACCACTACTTGCGGATCTTACAACAAACGATTTCAATCGAGTTCGCCCACCTATGAGGGAACCCGTTGATGTCGCTGTCTTTGCAACGATAGCACCAGCCATTCAAGCCTCCTTAGAATACTGAGTATTCAAGTTCTACTGTGAATCTACCCGCTGTTGCATCTGCATTAAGCGTTGTTGTCGCCGCAGCATACAAATGCTTGCTTGCAATAGCGGCAGTAACGTTTGGTTCAAACACATGGAAGTTACCAGCAGTGTTATTGAAGTTGATATCAATTTCAGTAACGGACAACGCAGCCGATAAAGTTGTTGAAAAGGCGGCTACACCAGCCCCAACAATTTCTGTGCCTGAAGACACAGCGGCGTTAGTGGCTGTTCCGCTTGTTGCACTCAACTGAAGAGAACCAACCAAAGTTTGACCTGCGGCAGTGGTAATGCCCACAACTGCTTTGTGAATGAAAAACTTTGTAGCTGTTACGAGTCCATCAGGATGATCGGTGTTAAGCTCACCGAGTTCAACTAGCACATCACCGTCAGCGTATTGTGTACTGGTATCTGTGCCTGCTAGTGTTCCAACAAAGGTTTGAATCTTTCTTGTACCTAAAGAAACTAATTGCCCTGTTGAATTAACAGAAAAGCCTGTTTGAGTAATCGCACCAGTAGTGCCACTCTCATTGATTACATTAAACCCGCCTTTTGAACGGACGGGACCAGAGAAGGTAGTTGTAGCCATGTTTTTCTCCTGTCGTGGCTAGTGTCAGTCACCCAATGTGACTGTCAGGATAAACACAGCATACACGAAAAAAAACGAAGCCGCAATTAATACGGCTTCGAGTTAAGGGAGGAATTGATATCTCAACAATGCGTAAGATACAAAACTATCATAACATAAAAAAGGGCGACTAAAAAGCCGCCCTTTAACCCAGTATGGAGGACTAGGGTTTATGCACCAGGTGAACCAAACACACAACGAGGATCGGAAAAGCCGAAGCTGTAACGCTCACGAGCCTTGAAGCGCATGTTACCTGTGTCAAAGTCTGCTTCCATCTGTGTGGACAGTGGAACACGCTCAAAGTGAAGGAATCCACGAGGAGCATCTGTCAACAGGAAGAACGCATCCGTATCAGTGAGGAAGTCGTTAACGGCATAACCGTCAGGCAACATACCCATTGAACGAATCGCATTGACATCGTTGTCAGCCGTACCAACACGGAGATTTGAAACCATCAAACGCTCGGCTACAAACTGTAGCTGACGAGGCACGATAAGTTTCATTCCGCGTAGAGCGACTTTCAAACCACGCTCATCAACAAAACCAGCAATGCTAATTAGAGCGTCCTCAAGAGAGGTCTCGTTCAAATCAGCGGCGGTGCTTGGCTCGTTGTTGAAAGTGCTGCCATTTGTCAATGGGTGAGATGCATCACACAATGCAACTCCGTCACCACCAGCAAACGCACCAGCCGAGAACGCATTGTTTAGAATGCTGGCTGCTTTGACCTGCTTGGTATGTGCCATTGAACGGGCAAGAGCACGAGTGTAGCGGCTTGAAAGACGATCATAGAGATTGTCCTCAACAGCCTCTTCAGTAATGCTGAATGCCAAGGCAATGGTTTCATGGTTGTACCGAGCGGTAAATGCTTCGTTGGCATCGTCAAAACTGACAGCAGAACCTTCCGTCTTTGTCGGAGCGGCTGCAAAACCTGAAAGCATTACCTCCTCTTCAAATGCACGATCTGAAGACTCGGTGGTGAAAATTTCGGCGTGCTGGTTTTCATACCTGTCATACTCCATTCCAAATAGAGCATTTAGGCCAGGCTCCAGCTCTTTCGCCAGTTGTGCGCGAGAAATAGCCATAACTGAGCCTCCTTATACGCCAGTCGTAGAAACAGTACCCTGTGCAATGCTACCTGTTGGAGCATTGAAGTGGTTGTTTATACGAACGATTAGTGGAATACCAGCAGCTGAGAAGTCTGCGTTTTCAGGGTCATCAAGAATACCCATGATACGCAGAGCATGCGAGTTGGTGGTAGCGACAGTATTCAAATCCGCAGTAGCAGAGGATTTACCAGTAGTGGTAGAACCGCTGTTACCATTTGCAAGTTGAATATTTGCAAATACCGCTGTGCGAAGTTCGGCTTCGGTATCGTTACCGCTCTGCACATTGGATGTTGCAATTGTAAACAACATTGAAGGATCGTCATACAAAAAGGCTTTGACGGGGAAATCAGAATCCGCGCCAGAACCAGGCCAGTAGTTTGAAAAAACTGTTTCTCCGGTGGTAGAACTGACATACTCACATCCGTTGAACACACCCACGATTGACACTGTGCCACCTGCGGCAGCTTGCAGATCATCAATCACGCCAGCCGCAATCGGAATTACTGGCTGACCCTGATAGAGTGCATTTGAATTACTGGACGCGATTCGATACTCAGTCGTACCAACAGAGTTAGGTGCTGACCCTAGCACCCCATACGGTTTTAAACCGAAAGCTCCATTAGCGTTTGCCATGAGATTTACTCCTTATCTCACTATGGTTACTTGGAGTCGCCTTTGCGACCTCCAAAACTTACACGACTTTGCCTCTCATTCGTGATAGGCATTGAAGGATGTTGTTCCTTCATTAAGTCCTGATCCACAGCAGTCATTTGTTCGCGTGTCCGGTCACGGTAATATGCGGTTCTTTCCTGCGCTGTCTCTTCAGGTATCCTTGCTAACATCAATCCACCGTTTCCTATAACACCTGCGTGAGTACCGTCCTCGATAACAGCAAAATCGGATCCAGAATACTCATCGGCTCTGACAGGTTCCCATCCTTCACGAAGTTTCGCATGGACGTTCATCTTATCTTCGTCACCTCTAAGTGATGTTCTAATCCAACGATGCCTATATCCATTTGGTGCATCAGGTGCTTCTAAACGACTGGGCGGTGCCCAAGGCTTTCTGCGCGATGTCTTTTCGCGGGTTTCGGTAGACCGTGGTTGTCTTGTGTCACTCATTGCTTAGTCCTTTACATACTTAGCGTATTCTTCAAGAGGAACACCAAGTTTTTTAGCCATTGCTACTTGTGACGGTGTCAACTTGACGGTCCTGCGCCCCTGTTTATTACTGCGGGATGCGGAAGTATCAGCCGAGGCGACCCTTGTACTTCCTCCGGTTTGTTTTCCCCCCATCTCATTTGGAAAACGAGATCTTAAACGGGAGTCCAACTCATCATAATACTCTTCACCCTCTGGGTCAAACCCTTCTTCGGTCACGAGTTTATTATGAATAACAAAAGCGGCTTGAGTCATTATCTCATCTTCGCCAAACCACTCGTTCTTTTCAGCCCACTTCTGCGCCTTTGGATCTGGCTGCGTTGCGGGTTGAGCCTGTTGTTGCGGTACAGGTTGAGCCTCCTGTTGTGGCACAGGTTGCTGTTCCTGTCGCTGCTTTGCTAATCTGAAACGCTCTTGCTCTATAGAAATTTTAGACAATGCCTGTTGAGCATCAAACATTGCATCAACATCGCCGCGATCATGAGCTTCACGATAAGCTCTTTTCGCAGTATCTAACTGAGAATCAATGCGAGTGCCGTATTCGCTCAAGTATCCTTGATCTAAATTTGTTAGACGAGACTTCAGATCTTCATTCTCTTTTTTAAGAACGTCTGCAATACGGGCAGCTTCCTCTTTATCTCTCTCCGCGTAGCGATACTTTTCAGTAAGTTTCTTGATCCGCTTCTGAACACCCTTACTATAGTTGTCCAGTTCATCTCCCTCGGATTCTTCTTTGACGGCGACTTTAGGCTTGTCGTCAAGCTCTAGATCCTGTTGAACTGGTTCTTTGCTAGCAGATTCGTCAATTGTGACCTCTACGTTTTCTTCCTCAACAGCTTGTGCTTCAGCTTCTGCCACTACCGCCTCCTTAGACATGTTTCACATCATCTGGCTCAAGGATCGTAGCAATGACTTCATCATCATTAATTATGCGAACCTCACCGCCATCAATTTTAAACCTGGACCCTGCATATCTGCCAATACACACCCACTGACCCTCTTCACACCAAGGTTCAGGATTGTCACCAAATTTGTTGGGATCTTGATAGGCCAAAGGTCCTAATTTAAGAACATATGCCACCACCGTGGCTAAAGCCTCTCGTTCTCGTGCTTGATCAGGTATGAGAATACCACCGTCAGTCTTCGCCTTGCCTTGATATGGCATCACAAGTATTCGCCAACCCGTGGGTTGAGGCAAACGTTCTTTCAAAGACTTTTCAATTAAATCGGGATCCAAAACCCTTTTGTCCGCTTCTACATACGCGGACTCTGCTGATGCTGTCTCTTTTGCTTTGGATTTTGCGAGATGTTCAGGAACGTATAATGTCTTCGCCATCGTCTACATTTCTCTCCAGCAGGGTTTTGATCTCTTCTTTGGCATAGACAAGTCCCTGTACTTCTCCAACCAACCGCTGGTACTGTTCAAAGTTTGAAACACCACCAGATGTTAACATGTCAGCGATCTGTTCCTCTCGCTGTGCTAACAACTTATAAACATGTTTTGCGAAGTCTGCAACATCCATTATACAATTAAAATGTCCCTGCGAACTTTTTACCCGTCACAACGGCACCACAACCTCGACTCATAGCGACCTTGTTTCCTGTACGACCACCTTTACGAAAGGTTTTAACATCTTCTTTAAACCTATCTGACTCAGCAATTTCACGCACATCATCATCACCAAATTCAATAAGCTCATCCAATTCGATAATACGAGGCTCTTTTCCTTTAACTTCGCCACCTGTTGCAAAACTAACGATGCCGCCAGATGCTTTACGAAGTTCTTTAAAATCTTCACCAGTAATCTTATCCCTGGGTTCAGCCACACGAGCAATCTTCATTTGTTTCTCTGTCAACGGCATGTCAAACTCCTATTTTCTGATACCTTTGATTCCGCGTATTCCAAAGCTGGCTCCGATACTAGCATACATCGCCCATTGAAACCACTCTGGTGTGCGAGACAAGGCAGCAAAGCCTTCTTCAACATATGGTTGGGTAAACGGAACAAAGCACATAGCAATTATGATGATAAAGAGAATCGTCCACGCCTCGTCCTTCCAACTGTTGTCAGAAGCCTGCGCCATGATCTTTTCCCAGCCAGCCTCATGAGTGGCGGCAACTTTCATAACTTCTGCTTCAGCCTCAGCTTTTGCCATGGCAACTGCGCCTTTGGCTTTGGTTTGCTCAACCTTGGACTCCATCCAAGAGCCTGCCAAGTTAGCAATAGGTCCTATGAGTGCCTGTATCATTCTACTATCCTCACGATATAATTTGAACCATCATCATTCTTCTCAATCACAACTGTTTTGTTTTCACAAGCATACCTAACAGATGTAGATTTCTTATATAGGTTTCTCTCTATTTTACGTTTGGTTTTAAGGCATTTAGATATTTTCTCAAACGCTGTATGCTCTGCAATATCACCGCCCATATAGAGTATCAGTGTGATTGTCTCAGTTACCACTTTGTCCGTTCCTCATCTTTTCAATCTGCGCCTCAATATTGGTAAGACGCTTTTCATAAAAATCTAAAGTCAGCTTTTGCTGTTGGTCATGTGGCGCACGACCTTCATCTATTTGCTCTTGCAATTTAGCAAGTT